TGCGTGCCGCCAAGCGACGGCCCCCGATAGAGCGGCACCAGTGCGGCGTTGAGATTTGAGCCGCAGAAAAGGTTGAGACGGTAGAACCGATCCCGAATCGAACCGCCCGGCGCATTTTCGATGTCTAGGCAAAACTGGTTCACCGCCGCCGCCGTGCTGGCACTCACCGTGCCGCCGTTCGCATAGACCCTATCAATCCAGTTCTGCGCGTCGGCGTTGCTGACTTGCGGGGCGAGGGTCAGCCCCCACTTTGTTGCCAACGCCTGCTCCACGCGACGGCACTCTGCCGCAGAGAGAACGCGGTTGTAAACGGCCAGTTCAAAGATACGACCTGCCAGAAACTGCTCGTTCAGCGCTGAAACGCCTGCGACTACAAAAGTATCTGAAGCGTAGGCCGCAAGCGCGGGGTTGAGTGATGCTTGTGAAAGCACCTGCGTCCCGTTCATGCGGATACCTACAGCGTTGGCTGTGGGATTGAACGTGAACGAGGTGATGCCGGTCCTGTTTGTGGCAGACGCTGCGACATTGGCGGCGTTTGTGAACCAATCGACGCCAACCGTTGTTCCAATACCGGACCCGGAAACCCATCTCTTGCCCGCAAGATTTTCGCCAACACTAAAGAGCGACGAATAGTTTACGCTGCCAGAGAAGTACGCCCCGATCACCGTCATGCCCGTCTTGAGTGCTTGCGCTCCAGTGCCAAGCAAGACATCGTTGCTGCCGTCGAACGACAGAATCTTTCTGTTGTTCTGAGTGGCCGAATGAATGACAGGGCGATTCGCCGCCGTCGCCTGCACCGCGTGCCTGCCGTTGCCCGACTTGTCGGCCCAGTACCCAACCGGCGGCGTCGGATCGGGGACGTCCGCGATACCCCACTTGGCGGCGAGGTACTTTTCGACTCGCTGCATATCTGTGTCGCTCAAGTCGCGGCGGAAGACGATGAACTCGGCCAAGTCGCCAATAAGGCGGCGTTCTGCGTCTTGACTGAACCCAGCCATGACTGCTACGGATGTGCCGAACGACGCCGGGAGGTTAGTCCCAGCAACGGTGCTTGAAACCGCCTGAGTTCCTGAAACCCGCGACACTATCGCTCCAGTGCCGCCAGCCACCCGCGTTGCTTGAATGGCGGTCTGGTTCGCGTGGGTCGAAGTGATGCCGGTGAGGGTGTACGGGGCCGAACTGTCTGCGTCTCCGACTCGGACGTTTATGGTGCCTGACCCCTGCTCTGACCGGATGCCCAGCGTAGTAGAGCCAGACGCCGGAAAGTCAATGTGGTAGATGTTCGGCACTTTATTCAGCGGCGAAGTGCCTGTCTGCCACTGAGACAGTCGATATACGGCGAACACAGTCATGGACGAGGCGTTGATGTTCGCCCCCTCACACACCATGAACCGATCTCCGCTTCCGTTGAGGCACGGCCGTCCGTTGTATGACGAGTTCTTGAACAGCGGCCTGCTTCCGGGCGTCGCCTGAGTCGCGTGGCGGTTATTGCCGCTCTTGTCCTGCCAGCGAGCCACAGTGCCGTTCTCTGCCGTGACTGCCGATCCGCCTACGGTGGCGTCGAACAGGCTGGGCGTCACGCTCTGGTCGGCATCCAGCCACAGAGCGCACCCGTCCAACTCCAGCGGGCTACTGACCGCCGTGAGTTCCTGCGACACAGGCTTGTGTACGCCGCTGATGCCCCAGCGTTGGGCTAAGTAGGCTTCGACGCGGGCACGGTCGGCGATGGAGAGGGCGGCCGGGTAGACAATGAGTTCGGCAATGTCGCCGTTCCAGAAGCCGTAAGTCCCGCCCGCCTGCGTGCCAACAGACACAGACGAAGCGACGTTCTCGCTGCTGCCACTTGCCATGTATGTGGCGTCAGAGGCAAACGTGGCACCATTTCGCAAGCCAGTGAGTGATTGGGAAGTGTGATTGACCGACGCCGTCTGGATGAAGGCAGCACCGACCGACAGGTCGCTTGCTGTTCCGGTAACGCTTTCCAGCGTGTCTGCACTAACCCGCCGACCGCCCATGAACGGCCTGCTGTCCTGCTGCCCAATACGAAATAGAACCGTTGCCCCGACGCCAAACGCAAGACGCTCACCAGCCGCGACCGTCGCCGTCCGCAACACCGTGAATACGGTGTACCCGGCGAGGTTTCGGATAACGTCCTGTGCAGCCGTGTTGCCGGTCAGGGTACTGGTGCTGCCATTGAATGTCACTGCGCTGCGGCTGTTGATGGCTGACGCCGTGAGCGTTGGCCTCGCGGTGCTGGTTGCCGTGAAGTCTCGCCCGTTCCCGCTCTTGTCTTTCCATGTGCTGACCGCCGTGCCATCCAGCGTCATGCTCGCAGCCGACGAATCCGCACCATCCAACCACAAGGCGCACCCCGTAATATCCAGCGGCGAACTCACCGCCGTCACCGGCCCCGCGTCGGTGGTGTAAAGCGTGGACGCATCGCTTGCGTCAAGCCACAGGGCCATCCCAGAGATCGACTTGGGAGTCCAGTTGCTTGATGGCCGTAGAGTTCGCGGGTTCAATCCCATTATGTGTTCGTTTTTGATACGAGAAGACCGGCAGAGAACGTCAGCAGTTGGTCATCGCCGCCGCCTGGGTCGGAGACAGCGATATCGCCAGTGAAGCCGCTTGGGATCGATTTCACCACGCCGCTGGCGTTCTTGTAGAAGACTTTCCCGTCAAAAGAGGAAGAGTTCACTGCCAACTCCCCAGGCTTGAGTTCAGCAGCAGCAGGGACATCTCCAGGGATAGTCGAGTGCTGATGGCAATACTCAAAGCCAGACAAAGACTTGCCGCGACCGAAATCAGATACGCTGCTTTTCTGATATGCCATTGATTAGCCTTTCAACTCTGAACAGCCGTAATCAAAAGCCCTTCCGAGAACGTCAGAAGCATGTACGAGCCGGTTTCTGGGTCGTTAACAGTAAACGAGCCAGTGAACCCGCCTGGGATAGACTTCACCACGTTGCTGGCGTTCTTGTAGAAGACTTTCCCGTCAGAAGAGTTCAGGGCCAACTCTCCAGGCTTGAGTTCAGCAGCAGCGGGAACCTCTCCGGCGGTGCTTGAGTGCTGATGGCAATACTCAAAGCCCGTCAGAGACTTGCCACGGCCAGGATCAGTGACGCTGCTCTTCTGGTACGGCATTGATCAACCCTTCAGCATGACGACGCATGAAACAGCCGTGCCAGCCGCCTGATCGGCGACGAGCCGCACGGCACCGGCTGCGTAGCACTCGTCTGGCAGTGGATAGCATCGCGGCTCAGTCTGCGATGGAGAGAGGTTGATATTGGAGACGCTGCCGTCTGCCTTGTAGAGCCTGCCGAACGGATTCGCAGGCGAGTCTGAGCACCAGACGCTGATGCTGGTGAAACTCGCAGCAGACGTGCCGAGTTCGAGTGCACCGCCAGCGACGTCATCGAACCGGATCGGCACAGCCGTGGTCGTCGTCGTGGTCAGGGCCAGAGAAAAAGAGCGGGATTTCCGCTTGATCTTCGGTTCAGTCAAGTTGCACCTCCTTGTGCAGTGTGGGGATCAAGTCCCTCGCGAGACTTTATGAGACTAGCACGGACTCTCGATGCACCCTAAGAGCCCGATTTCATGACCGCATGACGAATCTCAGTCTGGCCAACGGCGATCTCTTGGAGAGTCTCGGCCTGCTTCTCCTGAGTGGTGCTGATCCGGTCCAGCGTCTGACGGGTCGAGTCCAGAAACTCTGTGTGGCTCTCGACGATCGGGATGACCACAGTCCTGTGCAGGCTCGTCGCTGCTTCTCTAGCCATCCAGAGGAACAACGCCAGGACCACGAACGGCACGCCGAGTTTCCCCGCGACGTCAATCAGCGTGCTCTTGATCTCTTCTTGCGTCATTTCGTGAGTTCCCTTTTCCATCCGGTCATGACCACCCTGTGCGAGGGCCTGTCGAACCACCACTCGATGAGCCGATTCAGGATGTATTGCAGCAGCGGACTGATGAGAATCCAGAACAGAGGACCGAAGGTCTTCTCGTCTCCGCAGATCAGGCAGTAGGACCGCTTGACGTCGCCTGCCCAGGCCTGGGCGACGACATCCTGCTCCGGAGAGTCCTGGCCGATCACGTTCAGGGCATCAAGCGGGCACGACTCTATCGACATGGTGATCAGGTCGTCTACACGCTCGCGGCCTATCAGGTGCTTCCTGGCGAACGGGAGTTCGTCCCACAACTCGTCACGCAAGTCTTGCTGGGTCATTATTTCTTCTTGCACTCGCATGAGTCGGGGCAGGGGCACGGGACTACAGAGATGCCATCGCCAGAGAGAAC